AAGTTGTTGTATGGGTACTTTGGCGTTGTTAAATTCACCGTCTTGAGTAAAGCTACGCCCTACAACACTACCTGTTTGAAAATATAATCGTAATGCATCTTCTGGATTGTAAGCATTCCCTGTTCCTAAATCCACTTCATTTAATCCATCTGCATCAATAAACACACCATCAGGTACAATTCTTGAAACTACTTGTTGAATTTTTAAATGAGTCATTTGTATTAAATCTGCAAAAGGAATCATTCTTCTGACTAAAGACTCTAACTGTCCTTTATACATTCTAGGAGCACATGCCACATAATTAGGCATAGCAAATTGATTAGCTGATTTAGGTCTTACCATATTTTCTGCTAACTTCCATTCTAAAACAATGTTAGTTCCCATAACCATTACTCCAGTATACCACACGTCAATTCTTTTTTCTAC